CGATCCCATGTATAACCAATAATGTAGTCATCGACTTCCTTGGTACGATCTCGATACTTAATACCAGTCTTAATCATACCAAAACTTGTATCAAACTCGAAGTTAAGCTGAGCTGCTACTTCTTCATCTTGGCTAACATTTGACCACGTTTCAAAAGCATCAAACTCAAGGTTTGCTGGATCACGAAGGCCTGGATCATAGGCGGTTACAGTAGGAAGACGTGGATTAGACCAATCAAACAAAGCACCAAATTCTTTGTCATAGTTACGGAAAGTAATGTCAGCATTATCTGAGTCATCTTCTTCTGCTGTCGAGAAAGAAAGTTGACCGTCGATGGTTACGTCACCGAGAAACTCAAAACCAACGGAAGCTGCACTAATCGTACGAGTCTCGTATCGTTGCTTTGTTTCCACGTCGTGGCGTACACGAGAGGACTCAACCGCGTTGTCAAACTCTGCACCAGTATTTTTGATCTTACCGTATTCGTTTTTGAATCGAGTTTCGGTTTCATCATATTGATTGTGAAGAATATTTGCGTAGTATACAGTACTACCTGCATCATAAGCAATGTCATAGCTGAAGCCATAACGCTCACGTTCTACATCATACCAACGCATTTCATAATCATCATTCATCAATCCATCTTCCCAACCAAAGCCAGTTTCATTATTGTGGGAAATAATTCGACGAGATGAGTAGGTAAGACCTACAATATGAGCTACGTTATCTGTAATGAAATCGCCATAAATGATAGAAGCGTTGGGCATTTGCTTATCGTCTTTTTCACTCCACTTAGATGCAAGCTTAACATTGAATAAACGATCTTCAAGTTCAGTTGCTTTCTTTGTACTGAACTCAACACGCCCTCCGATGCTATCAGCATCCATCTCCGGGACAAGAGACTTTGCTACGGTAATACTATCCAGAAGTTCTGTTGGAATGCCATCCATGATCACGGAGCGTCCGTTCTCAGGTGCAACCATAGAAGCACCATTTACTGACACTGCATTTAAGTCGGAGGACAATCCACGAATAGTAATATAACGACCTTCACCTTGATCATTTTCTACATTAATACCAGAAAGGCGGCGAACTGCGTCTGCTGCGGTAGTATCAGGGAAATTACCTAGCGCATCTGAATCAACAACTGAAATAATGTTATCAGCCATCATTTGCTTATCAACTGCATTAATAAGGTTAGCACGAGAGCCGGTAACAAGTACTTCTTCTACCTGTGGTTCGTAGGTAGGTGCATTGTCACGATATGAATGAAACACATCTACTACATTTTGAATTGAATCATTAACAACTAATACTCGAACCATTTCAACTTGCATTTCTGTTAAAGCATCGAGACGATGATGACCATCAATAAGGTAGTAGTCCTTATCAACAATTAAAGGTCTATAGGTATCAGATGCTGCTTTAATGAGTCGTTTTTCGTGATCTTTGAGATTTGCAACTCGTTGAGTTTGCACGGGAATAATTTTTTCGCGGGGTATTTGTGTTTGGTAAAAATCTACAAAGTGTTGTTCTAGTATAGCTTCATTTAGTTGTGGTAGTTGGTTGCGGTCATAGTGGACTTCTGCGAGTCCTAGCATAGGCACCAATAGCATAATAAAAGTTAAGAGGTACTTCATATTGGATGGCTCCATTCAAGTTAAAAAAATCCCAAGCTAAGCTTGGGTTCCATACTATTTACTTATCTGTCATAGAACCATAGTTTTGTTAAAGTTTGATAAACTTTTGATTAAGCGTTTATTACGTATCCACTAAAGTATATACATTTCACGCATAAAAAAAGGGAGCCCGTAGGCTCCCTCAAAAAGTCGGTGGCTGCGACCACTCTTTTTATTAACCTTAGAATAGGTTAGATACTGCCACTCTGCGGTAGTACTCGTTAAGGTCAGCAGTAAGAGCGCCTTCACCTTGAGCAGTACCGTGTGCAAATGGGTTAGCAACCATGCCGTAGCGAGTCTTGAACCCGATTTTTGGCTGGAAGCTGTTCTCACCAACTGCACGAACCATTTGTAATGGAACGTATGGGCAGTAGAAGATACCTGCGTCGAATGCAGAAGAACCCTTGTAGCCAACAACCAAGTAGTTAGCACCTGCGAATGGATCAATGTAGACGCGGAAGCGACCATTGAGTACACCAGCGAATGTGTTACCTGTGTCATCAACTTCGAGAGCATTGCCGTTAAGAGCTGGAGCGTAGTCAAGAACACCTGCCATTTGTAATGCGGAAGCAACGTCCGAAGAACAAATAACGATGTTACCCTTACCACGACGAGTTCCCTTCGCGATTGCGTTGGCTTCTTGCTCGACTTGGAACATAAGACCCTTGAACTTCTCAACAGACCAACGACCGTTAGCGTCGACGTCTAGATCGAAAGTGCCTGGAGTTGCTGTTGCTGTAGCACCTGGCTTAGCAGTAGCAAAGATCGAACGAACAACTTCACGGTTGATTTCCGAAAGGATTTCAGTTTGAAGAATGTTCGCAAGCTCAGACTCAGCATCAAGACCGTGAACTGCACGGAGATCCTGAGCAAGCTCAGTGGTGTACTCAGCCTTGAGAGCGCGTGTCTTCGCCGACACAGTCACTTTCTCGATAGAGAACGCCATTTCAGCGTAGCCAGCGCCAACGCCATCACCGAGTGCTTCGCCAGCACCTGTGTCAAGACCTGTACCAGTTGTCTCAGAACCAGAACCCAATGTGTTAGCATGAGTACCTGTACCAGAGAAATCAGTATCAGCTTCGTTGTAGAACGCTTCTGTACCAGCTTGGCTAGTGTACTTAGAACGCATTGCGAAGATCAAACCTGTTGGGCCAGTCATTGGCTGAACACCACAGATGTCGTATGCGATCATGTTTGGTACTGCACGACGTACTAGAGAAATAAGTACTGGGTCGTAACCAGCAGTAGGACCAGTTGCTGTAGAAGCAGAACCGAAACCGCCTGTACCAGCGTCGTTAGTTGGAGCCGCTTCCGAAAGAAGGCTTGTCATGTTAGCAGACAAGTCACCTTCCTGGCGAAGGGCAGATTCAGTATTCTCAAGAATAGTCGCAGTGACTGCTCTCTTGTGAGAATCAGTGATTGGTGAAAAAGATTCGTGCTCAAGGATTGGCCCCCACTTTTCCACAAGTCTTTGATAGTTATCCATCGTTTCTATCTCCTCGTTTTTGAATGAACGTAAAAACTATTTATAAAAACCAATTTTTAATTATTCTTTCTTGTGTTGAAGGCTTCAACAAGAGCATTAATAGAAGTGTAATCAGAAGCTGGTTTAACGACTTCCTGTTCTTCTAGAATAATTTCGTCTTCCTCAATTTCCTCAGTCTTAGGTGCTGGAACTCCATCACCGAAGAAAGATTCTTTGATTACTTGTAGGTTGCTTGTGTAATCTTCTAAATCTTCAATATCAAGCTTTTCAGATAGGACCTTAAAACGCTCTTTCTGATTTTCAGAAAGACCTTCAGTCATTTCTTCAAATACGATCTCAGCCTTCATGGCAGAGATTGTACGAGTTAGCTCAATGTTTTCGTTTACAAGACTATTGCTACCATCTTCCAACTCAGCTACTCTCTCTTCAAGAGAAGCAACCACGTCAGTTGTTTCTTCGTCGACTTCAACGTTGTGCTCGGCGAATAGATCCTTAAGACCATTCATGAGAGACTCAGCCATTTCAACCTTGATACCGGCTTCAACAGCAATCTTGTTCTCTTCCATCCACTCACCAACAACGTAGTCAAGATACTTGTCTACATTCTCAACGATTTCACCCATTCTAGACTCAACGGCTTCGTTAAGCTCGGTGTCTAGTTTTTCTTCGAGTGCTTCGCTCAATGTAGCTGTCTTCTTAGCAACTTCTTCGTTGACCGCTGCTTCGAAAACAACAGACATTTTTTCTTTAAAATCTTCAGAAAGATCCAAACCTTCGAAAATGTCAGAGATAGAAGCTTCAACAACAACTTCTTCAACAGTTTCTACTTCTTCAGCCGTTGGAACCTTTTGACCTGCGCCTTCTTGTCCTGGCGTTGCAACACCAGGCTTTTCAGCATTTGGATCGACTTTCTTTTTGACATCGGCTTTCTTCTTCTCTGGCATACCACCTTCTGGTGTTACAGGCTCTGGTACACTAGAAACGCCATCATCAGCAACGAATGCTTTTTCTACGATATCGTCTGCCATAATTATTCTCCTTTATATGTATTAAATACAAAAAATTGTTTGATTGTAAACTATTTATAATAATTTAACTTTTCAAAGAACGAACGAATGTTTGGAACATCCTTGCTGCCGTTTCTTCATCAATGGTTCGTACTACTCGGTTTACTTTCTTTTCGACTTCTTCTACGATGTCTTCGATAACCTCAACTACTTCCTGGGGTCTCCACGATGCAGAAGCGATGTCATAGTAATACGATCTGTTTTCCATTATTCCGTTAACAAAAGCATTTGGTGCAGAAGGGTCAGTAACAATGTCTACCGTAGCTAGGTGGAAATCGTTTTGAACTTCCATAACACCATTCTTTTCTTTAACAGATCCTAAACCTCGTGTTGAAACGCCAATTTTAACGCCTTCATCAAGTAAGTTTTTTACGATCTCACCCATAGGTGTACCGAGGATTTTTGCTTTGCCGTAAAAGTCACTACCTTCACGTCTCATATCCGTAATCAAGTGAGAAACTCGATCACCATTAATTGTTGGACCATCAGGATGCCCCAGTTCGCCGAGCGCTCTTTTAGGCTCAATGAATTCTTTTTGATAACGACTCATCTCCTTATCGAGAGTATCAGCCGGGTAAATACGACCATTGCGATTCTTGACATCACCTTGCATAAAGATGCCTTCGATGAAGTAATTCTTTTTACCGTCATCTTTTGCTTCGGTAACTACTTCGCAACTCTCGTTTATTTCAGTAATTAGTTTCATCGTTATAACCTTTCTATAGCAATTTAAAAATATTTATTAGAATTAAATTCTTGCATCATAATAGTTCTTAGAGAGCTCACCTCTTTCAATTGTTTCTCCGGTCTTTCTACATCTTACATATGTTTCTTGTGGGTTGCCGTTCGGTGGAGTAAATATTCTCACACCGGCATTGGTAGTCCCATTTGCCCCAGAGTAAGTATCTGATGCGGTTGCGGTATTTTCAAATTCCCAGATACCGCCAGAACCTGGCACTACAACCCAAGCCATTTTTACTGAGCTTCTCTAGCAAAATCTAGAATTTCTTCAAATCCTTTCTTATCCTTCATCATACGAGCTTCCATCTCTTTACGATTTTTAGGATTCAAAGTTTTCATTACAGCAGTGATAGCACGAGCGTCATCCATAGAAATCTTTACTTGACTTCCATCTTTAAGCTTCATATTACCGGCTTTAAAATTTGCTTCTTCTAATTCAACCTCTACCGACTCTCCTTGGTATTTCAAAGTCGAACGCTTTTTTACATCTTTATAATCGGCATCTTTACCTTGTGCTTTTAGCTCATCTCTTTTCTTTTTTGCTTCGTCACTGGTTGAATACTTGTACAATGGATTCTTAGTATCACCATCTACATATACAATGTAATCTCTTTCCATCGCGCCTGCGCCTGACATAGCACTAAAAGACTTACCTACTCGGTGTGCAGTCGCTTCTTCAATTTCTGTCTCTTCGCCATAATAGCTTGACATCATATAGCCAGCTTCGAGATCATCTTTGCCCATACGCTTATCACCTTCTACGTATGCATGCAAAGTCTTCATCATCGAGAATGCGTTCGCTAATTTGTTTTGATACCACTCTTCTGGATCCTCTCCCATTGCAAGGTATTCCATGATTTCATCAGCTGCGTATCCAATAAAGTGCAATTGGCGCATCATCATAGGAATTTCTTGTTGAGGTTCTTCAGATACGTATTCAGGCTCTTCGGAAATTAAATCATCAAAGTCCTCGACATCTTCTACAACCTTTTCTAAGAGATTCTTAAACGAAATACCTTCAACGCTAGATTCGGAAATGTCATGTGTAGCTTCTTCAATTTGCTCGACTTCTTCATCGATATCACGAGGCATCTTGAATGGCTTATCCTTAACTTCGTAAGCTTGATCGTAACTATCATCACCTGATTGATCTGCGGGGCGAGCTTTTTTAGTTAAGCCTTCAACTTCTCCTGTATGAACATATTCAGGAGCAACTGGATGCTTAATGAGTTCGACCTTATGTAGATCCTTGAAGCGCTGCTCTTCCGCTGATTTAGGCTGTGCCACTTCGGAGAGGAGGTCCTTAAAGTTTTTCATTATTAGATCCCTGTTTTATCTGTATTAACATATTTATATTTAAAGTAATTCGTTATTGGAAGACTCAAATTCTGCATCATCTCCACCACCTTCTTCGTCTTCAGGTGGTTCTTCTTCTTCCCGCTCTTTAGCAATTAATTCTTGTTGCTCTTTATAATCTTCCTCTGACATTTGAAGAATATTACGAACAACCCATTCCTTAGAGTAGTACTTGCCAACTTGGTCTTCAATATCTCTCAACGAGTTTAATCTTTCTCTAAGAATCTCGGCTTCTTTTAACTCAGTAAAATAGTTGTCTTGTATAAAGTCATAACGAATATGATTACGAACATTTTCAAACTCTTCAGGAGTTAAAACTCCCTTTAATACAAGTTGCTTTTCTAAAACAATATTAAATAGCCAAGAAAATCTAGATCTTATACGTCTAATAAACTTACCAAACTTCAACTCGTCTCGCGTAATTTCGCTTGTTCTACCGAATGAAGCCATTGTTTCTGGCTCTAAACGGCTAATAGGTACCTTCAGCGACTTATATAGTTTACGCTGAAAGTACTGCATGTTTTCGTCTGTACTCAAGCCCTGTGCATTACCACCGGCGAGTGTATCAACTTCTGTAGATCTCTCACCACCTCGGCGAGGGAACCAAAAGTCTTCAGTCATTGTCATCATCTTACGAGAATCGCTGATCTCACCAGTTGATGCATTGTACTGTAATTTATTTTTATGGCGAGTCATCATATCACGTAGATATTGCTCTGCCTTACTCTTTGGCAAGTTACCAACATCAATGTAGAAAATACGACGCTCTGGCGCCCTTGTCAAAGTGTAAATAACTGTTGCATCTTCCAACATACGTAGTTGGTTAAGAGGCTTGATTGCCGGATGCAAATGCGAAAGAACAAGGCTATTGTTCTCATTCATCATTCCAGATGTTACTCTCGCAATTGAATCCTTAGCAATCCTAAAACCTGTTGTACTACCTTGCGCCGAATTTGATCCACTAAATCCACTGTCTGAATACATATAGTATTCATTTTTAATGCGCTTGGTAGGAATACCCGAGTGCTTATCTTTTTCTTTTTTGTCCATTTCTCGAATGAGTTTAATCTTTCGAGGATCGACGTATCTTAGTTCTCGTATTCCCTTTTTCAAATTGTCGTTATCGATAATGATATGATAGTTGATGCGGCCATCAACATAAAACTTATAAAACATATCATAACCGTTGTTAGCTATATCAAACAACGACAAAACATTACTAAACTCTTCTACAATTTTTTCTTTTACTCTATCAGGTAGATCTGTTTCGTCTAAAACAATATCAACTACCTGATCATTTGTATCGATACTAATTGCTTCATTCACGACATCATCAATAGCTTGAGATATTTCAGGCTGCATTGCCATTGCACGATATTTTGTAATAAGTTCAGATTCCGACTTAGCAGAACCTTCCATATCGAGTATCGTACTATAAAAGCCACCCAGCGAATTACCGTCAACAGTAATTGCGCCATCATCATTCTGAGGCGCAGCAAATGAGACCGGTTGATCTTTTATCTCATCTTCCGGTCTCTTGATCTCAAAACCAAAGATCTTCATTCTATATTCCTATTTTCAAAAATTATGTAGTTGGAATGCCAGTTGTTCCTTCGACTCTCCAGAAGTCATATTGGAACGTAACTGTAAATTCTTCAATTGTATCCGTGGAGCTCCAATCCATAGTGATATCACTGATTGTAACTGGAGTTAGTCCTTCGAATACGTAAGTGCGGATAGGATCACCATCTTTACTATATTGTGTAATAAGTCCGTTTGATTTATAATCTTGTGGAAGAGCCCTTAGGTTTCCGTCATGTGTATTGATCGCATTTGACCAAGCTTCCATAGCGTTTCTTATTAAGAAATCTTCGTCATTGATTACTGTAACTGTCCAATCTTCAAATGTTCTATCACCTGCATATTTTACTGTCCGACCAAAATATGGTGCTGTAAAAGTACCAAGGTTAGAGGCAGGAATACCAGCTGCCTTTACCATGAATGGAACTTTAATGTCGGCAGCTGGATCAACAGGGTTTAGAATTTGAACTTGGAATAAAGTAGGCCGAGCGCCACCACCGACAAGCTGTGATTTGAACTCGTTAATGTTAAATGCCATGTTCGCGTTCTCCTTTTAATTAATATTTATTATGTAAGCGAGCCAACAATTTCTTCAAACTCAATACCTGTTCTAGTAGCTACAAATGTAAGCTCAATGACATTAATCGAGCGAGCAGGTTTGATAAAGATATTTGCTCTAAATTTACCCTGATCGATAATTGTAGGTGTATTCACCGATGTATCAGAAATTACTCTAAAGTCGATAATACCACGACGTCCTTGAATTTCTCTCAAGAATGGTTCGACAATATTCTTAAACTGTGTTTGAGTAAATTCGTCATTCAATTCAAATAAGAACGATTGAGCTGCATTGGCAATAGCCTTTTCAACCGAGATGAACAATCTTCGTACATTGATACGATCAAACGCGCTTGTTTGTCCCAAGCCGGTCTTGTCACCAAATAGAACAATACCCTGTCCAACCTGCGAAATTACTGGGTTAACATCACTTGAGTAAAGTTGATCTCGTTGCGCTTTATTAGGATTGAAAGCAAGCTTAACAACGTTCTTAATAACACCCTTACGGAAACCTGCTGGAGATTCGAAAGGTTCTACTCGAGAAGCAAGACCTGCCATATCACCATTGAGAGGTACATAACGATATACATCATTGTACTTATCATATCTGTACTTGTAACCGGAATCCATAAACCAGTAAGAGCTATTTTGTAGTCTATTTCGGTACGCTAACACGTTAGAAAGCTTAGTATTTGTCTTATTCTCATCAACAACATCAGCCTTAGATGGAGATAAGAAAGCAACAGCATCTTTACGATTATCCACAACATTACTGATGATGTAGTTTGCTCTTGTAGCTAGTTGATCGCCCTTACCTTGGAGAACAAAGGATACATCAATTTCGTTTGCATTAGCAAAAAGATCGTATCCTGATGCGATAGCAGAAAGAGCCACACCAGATTCACTAGAACCTGCACTACCAAATGAGAATACTTCTTTACCTGCAGTCTGAGCTTCGAAGTGATCAGTATTTGCTACAGTAACCCATCCAGAACTATTTGCAATTACATCTTTATAGTAATTCGTTCTTCCATCTGGAAGCTTAGCAGTGCTACTAGTCGAAACGTCAATGTATGTTTCTACAACTTCTTCTGCTACACCAGTAATATCCCCTGTTCTATCAATCACCGCGATGTGGTAATTACCAGAAGAAGGCTTAGCACCAAAGATAGAAGCATATTCCCATCTTCTTTCAATTTCTAGTTCGCTAATTTGATTTTCGAAGAGAGCATAGTTGCTGGTAAAAGTAGCATCGTATTTATACCAAGAGGTAAGAGCAGTGTTTGCTGCCGTGTCTCCATATTGATCAAGCGCTGTTTCAGTCCACGTAGAAACAACCATGTCTTGATAACCAACAGAGTCATTACCAATTCTAAGTACGTCTCCAGCATCGACCGAAGCTGAAATTCTATCAGTATCACCAACAAGAATCGAGATTGCCGAATCACCATATTCAAAAGAATCTTCGAAAGTAAGTGCTGGAATATTGTTTGCTGCTGGTACGAAAGTTTGTGAATCTCTTGCATCACCTGCGCCGACGAGATCTACGATGAAGTTATTAGAATCGACATAAATTACGTCAACATTATTACCTAAATCGCCTGGATAGAGAGCTTCGAAAGCACCGATCGAAGTATTACCTTGATCAACGGTACCATCCGAGCCAACGCCAGTATTTGCGTATGCCGTGTTTGCATCAAAATATGCAAACTCTGTAACACCTTGAGCCTTTACCGCGCCATTGTCAACGCGACTCACATACAAAGCATTTGCATAAGAAAGATAGTCTGCTGCAACAAAAAATGTTTCGTAGTTATCACCGTCTGGCTTACCAAAACGATCTACTAATTCATTTTCGGAGGAAACAAGAACAGTCTCACCTACCGGACCCCATCTAAAAACACCTGCTATAGCAGCAGGCGGCGTTGCGATGGCCGGTACCGCTGCCGAGGCGTCGACTTCTCGAACGATTACAGAAGGACTTACGGAAAAAGCCATATTATTCTCCTTTAATATTATCTATTTAAACCTAGTAGCTTTTAATTTGTTATCACTATTCTCTATTTATAAATTGCAAGGGTTTATAGTTCCCAAGCCCTCCTAGCATCAATAAATCCTTCATCATCGGGTATTTCTTCACCGATATCAATAAAACCAAAGGGAAGCAAATCTTCTTCAATTTGCTCTTCAGTTTTCTGTCTCAACTTCATCATAGTGTTTATGTCAGTGAGGTCTTTAAAAAATGTCTGATCGGTAAGCCATGCAAAAATTACTAGATTCATTACCAAATCATCATGAGAACCTGATTCAGCTTCGTATGAAGATCCTTTTTTCGAAAAACGTGATAACTCTTGTATTGTGTTATAGTCTTGCAATATCAATTGATTTTGTTCAATTAACATTTTTAAAATAGAACAACCTACAGATTTTACACTTTTTGTTGTTCTTATACCATTATCTACTTTTCTTCCAAAGCCGCTTGAAATCCGTTTACCACTTCTACCTGCGTTTTCGGTGTAAAGAAGATTTTCATAGCCATAATCCATTAAGAGCACATCTGAAACTTGCTCACCGATATCATTAATTTCGACGAGCACAGCGCCCTCATTATACATTAGTCCTATCCTATATATAACAGAAGCAAAATCTACAGGACCTATGTAATTGTCTCTAAATACACACACTTGTTTGTACGGCATTTGGGTTATGTCGATTACATTGAATGTAGAATAATCTAGCCCTTTTCCTCTAGAAACATCAACAGTGATAGCATAAGTATGACCTTCTTTAGAGGTCTCATATTGTGTTATTCCTTCGCGTTCTTGTATAGGTCGCGAATAAGCAAGTTCTTTAAGCTTACCACCATCGATTAAAGTACCTGAGCTACCTAGGAATTGGCAGCAATATTCTTGGTTAAACTTTTGTTCATCGAAGTCTAGTGCTTCAAGAGTTTCTTGCCTCCACTTTTCATCTCGGCCTGGTACATCATTCCACATGACCTTAGTGAATTCGTAACCATTAGTACCTTCTTCTGCACCTTTGCACGTTTTCCAAAAATGATTTAGCCCGTTAGGTGTCGATGTCATCATGAGCTTAGTAGTTTCACCTGACGAAATTGTAGGATAAACCGAAGCAAAGAATTCATCGTAGCCTTCGATAAATGCAACCTCATCGAGATACAAAAAGCTAATAGACTTACCCCGAATAGCGCTTGAAGATGTCGTACCTGCATAAATCTTACAACCATTCTCAAGTACAATATTAAATTTGTTCCATTCTTCCACACCCTGTTGCATCCACTTAGGTAGTGCTTCATACGCAATCTTAACACGATCAAGTACTTCCTTTGCAGCATCCCCTTTGTTGGCGAGAATAGCAACCGTTTTGAATTCATTAAATAAGATATAGTGTAGAATAACAGCAACCGCCGTAGTTGTCTTACCACTCTGTCTTGCAGTAAGTACAGCTAAGCGTCGATTATTTGTAATCTTGGTGGTAATTTCTTTTTGGTAATCATACATTTTAAAGGGAACAAATCCCTTGTCTACATGCACAATCTTAATGTAATTCTCAGAAAAGTATATCGGATCTTTCATACATTTCATATACTCCTGTAAATTTTTAGGAGTAAATTCAATCTGTTCACCGATACGTTTTAGATTTGTATTACCGAGATATCCACTACTCATCTTCACCCTTTATCATTTTAAGTAAGTCTGCAGTTGATACTATCAAGTTGTTATTTGTAACTTGAGTTTGAGCTGTCTGTTCTTCTTTAGCATAGCGCTTTTTAGTTGACATCTCAACGTAATCTTTATTAGCATCAAGTAGTGTTTTCATGAGAGTTGATACGACTTCAAATGCCCTAGGAGACTCAGATTGCTTAGCAATTTCAACCATCTCTTTTACAGAGTCATCACCTAAGCTAATGATGTTTTCAATATTCCTTTTAGCTAATTCGATGTCTCGAAGATTTTCTTCGGCGTTTGCTTCAGCCGTAGTAGGTAGATTAGTGCTTGTTTCAACTGGTAAACTTGGCTCATCTGTATCGAAAGAATTAGCAGGAAGCTGAGTAGCCATTTCTTCTTTAGCTTCATCTAAAGGTCTCATATTTAGAAGATCAGCAATTTTATCATCATTCATAATTTACCTCTATAATCAACTTGAAGGAGCGGTATTTGCGATCTCTTCAGCATAATCCCAATTATCATCAAACTCAATTAAGCTATAGTCTACACTTAGCTCCTGGTCTGTTGTTGGCTCGTTATTTGCAGTCATCCCTGGCTGAAGAGTATAGAACTCTTCAAAAGGAGTATCAGTATCACTGTCAGCCGCATAACGTACATCCACAAACTTGATAATACCTTTTTGTTTTTCTGGTCCAAAGAACCAAGCTTTCATAGTAAAGTTAAGTGTATATAGTATACTTCGTCTCTCTTCAAAAGAGCCCTCATACAAATCTTCCATAGATACACCATTCAATATAAGTGGAATATCTATAGGCTCTAAGCCTTCGATTAATCTTACTGTTTGAGTAAAATCTGGTTGGAAGAATGGAATGATTTGCTCAAGAAGTTTGGTTGCATCTTCTTGATACTTAGTCATAATGTACAATGAAAAGTCAAGGTTATAAGGTGCACCGGCATATACAAACTTACGGCCGTTAATAGAATTATCAGTTACTGTTTTTCGTATTTTTGTTGTAGGTGAAATCTTGCGATCGCCATCGTAAGTCATTCCTGTTAGCTCAAACGACATTCGAGGTAGTGCAACAGCTGTTTTTCTTCTAAAGTCTTCGTTTTGCTCTAGTCGGGCTAATATCTTCTGAAAGGGCGCATAAGAAATAGGTACAATCATACGCTGCTGAAGAACTTGATTATTATCAATTCGCTCAACAGTTAACTGATTAAAGTATGTACCAAATAAAGCTACATACTTCCGCGTCGTTGCGTTGTAAAAATAATTTGCAATTGCCATTAGCTGTCACTTATATTAATATTTTCACTGAATGGATCACTCTCTGAGAAATCGAGAATGTTATCACCTTCAGTTTCGAATGTATAGTTACGAGCACCATCGTCTGCACCGTCAGTCACTCCAAACTGATCGCCTGCAGTGTTAGATAAAGCTTCGAGTGTAGTTGTATCAGTTGTGTCAATAGTATCGAAGTATGTATCAATAGGCTCTCGACCTGTCTCGAATCTTTGGCCGCTGTACTCGATGAGATCGCATCTCATATCGAACACTTGTAATGATCCACTTTGATAGAATACACTTTCGTGTTCGACGAACTTGATTTCATACATTTTTTCGTTTATTGGGAAAAAGATAATATCTCCCTCGCGAGGCCGAATTAGATCAACAACTTCACGAGTTACAAAGCGCTCGAAGGTACGATTTGCGACAGTGAATGTAACACTATCTCGAATTTGTAATCCAAACTTAGATAGGAAATCACCTTCGCCTTCAAATCCGTCGACGCTTTTAACGTATACTTCAAACTCGAATGTTTCATCATATAATGGAAGGTCGTCTTCGTTGAATACTCGGTCAATAGCACCAAATGATCTTTTGATATAGATAACATCTACACCATACATACGAATACTTTCGATAACTAAGTCATCGATAAGCTGCTGCTCATTAAAGTTATCGTAGTTTCTAAAGAAGACATTGGTTGCCATGATTCAAAATCATCCAATATAGTTATAGTTAAGAGGTTGGTAAGAGTTAATTGCTTCCTCTTCCATTTTTTCGCGTTCAGCTTTAGCCTCTGATAAGATTTGTTCTCCATTGAATGAAACGCCGCCTACGAGTTGCATGCCACTGAATTTAGTAAGATTTAGCCCCCACTGTTCTCTTACTAAAGCAGTGGCATAATTTTGCAACCATCTATCACCCCAAACGTCTGAATAAGTATCTGGATCAATTACATCGTATGCTTCAATAATGATGTACTCGCCTACAGTAAGAAAATCTTGGTCTACATCAATATAAAGACGATTTATATGCTTATTGTAACGAATCATTGGTTTACCGACAAGAATCTCTTGAAGGAATTCTAAATGACTCATCGCCATATAATAGTTTTGAACATTATAGCCGGTAATATCTTCTATGTTATTGAGTACAAATTGGTACTGAACATTAAAGATGCCCGAGCCAGTTGAAAGATTTGTTGTGAGAGGAAATATACCTGAAATACCCAATAGGCCAGTAGGAAGCGTAATGTATCCGTTCGTCTTATCGTCTTCTGTAATTTGGTGCTTAAGGTAAACTAGTTGGCTTCCGTTGTAGTGATAATCGCGCCAAAAAGATACAGCTTCATCTACTCGATCATCCACCTGTTCATCAGCAACATTAATTTCAATTACAGGCGCGCCGAGTTTGCGTAGCAAATAGTCTTTGAACTCTTCTCTTGTCGTTGGTTGCGCCATGATTTATTCTCTATAAGGATTATATGATCTATTTATAAACTCACCCGTCCTCATCGGGGTATCCGGCAAATCCTGCTTCAATTGAAATACCTTTGTCTGGGTAGATACCTTTAAAGACATCATAAACTTCTTTAATTGTCATCGATTCGTCTTTATACGCATATAAAACTCGTGGCGAATCGTCATTTCTACCTTCTGATACGTGAATCATGTAAGAAATTTCAGCCATCATAATTTCCTTAATTGTACGTGTAAGTAATTGTAACCATTTCAAAAGATCTTACTGTTTGAGGATCACTAACTTCAACAGTGCACCAAGCATTCGATGGTTTATTCATATGAAAGTTCATTAGTGATTGATTATTGATACAGCTAACTTTATAACCTAATACACCATAAACATTAAGAAAATGATCTTTGCATAGCTGAGAATAATCAAGATCATAGAGCCAAGACTTCGATCCGTTTGCATCAGGTCCGTATAGTGCAATAACCCAAGTAACGTAATCATCGTCATTTGAATTAATCGTACCAACAAAAATTTGTATTGGATGACCATCTTTTCTACATACAAGACACTTCGATCTTCCGCCTGGATTATTTTCAAGCATTGATTGAACACGAGATCTTAGCGCTTCTTTTTTTCCTGTATCATCCGTAGGATTATCGAGTATGTCCCAAGAATAAGTACCGGCCTCCATATGAGGTAGACTTGAAGCAAATAAAGAATCAAACTCAGAACTTTGCAAATCTTCAAAGTTGGTGATGTCTTCCATTGTATACATTTTGTTTACTTTCCTTTATGTTATGATCTAGTAATCTCGTAATATTGTGTTGAGCCATTTTTATCAGTTATCTGATCCAGCGCTGTGCCGCGGGTATATGTGTATCCTCCAGTAGTAACAGAAGATCCAGAAGTTGAACCGAGGAAGTTGTCATCCCAATAGAATGAATATTGATTACCTGATCCTGAAGGCAATACAACATAGAAGAATGGACTATACACCCAGTTGTACATGGTTGATTTAGCGGTATCACTAATGTTGCCAGAGTTAGTAGCAACAATTGTTCCCGATGTACTACCTGTTCGTACATTAATAGTATAAGAATCAGTACCTTCAGTAATAAAGTCTCGTGTTGGTCTTACACTAATTGTACCTGAGTTACTATTGATAGTAAAGCTGCCGGATGTAGTATTAAACTCTGCGGTAGGTGTAATGTTCCAGTACAATGTTGTTCCATCAGGCACATTCGTAGTTGTAACTGTGATATCTTGATCAGCCTGAGGACTGGTCAAGCCTTGCTCATCCAGAGTAGGTGCATTCACCGAGTAAGTTGCTGCAGGGGCCTGAGAAGTATCGTTAATTGTAAACGTTTCGGTTGCTACAATTGTGCCACCATGGCTGCCTGTCCTAATGGTAATAGTGGCTGTTTCTGATCCCTCAGTTAATTGATCTGCAGTTGGTGTGACTGAGAAAGTTCCTGAATTACTATTAATTGTTACTGTACCGGTGCCAGGATCAAAGTCTGCTCCAACGCCTGGCGCGCTTGCTGTCCAGTATAGTGTTGTACCGTCTGAAACACCTGTCGTTATTACTTGAATTGTTCCAGCATTACCTTCGTTGAGAGGATCAACCAACGCATTAGCACTGTATGTAGGTGCAGGTGTGGTTGAAGTGTCATTAATATCAAACGTATCGGTTGCTACAATTGTACCACTTGTACTTCCTGTTCTTATATCTACTTGCGCGGCTTCTTGCCCTTCAGTGGTTAAATCAGCCGTTGCAGTTAATGAGAATGAACCTGAGTTTGAGTTAATAGTAAACGAGCCTGATGGATAACTGCTACCACCCTGAACAAAGTCATCGCCGCTAGCATTGTTAGTGCCCATAGGTATACCTTGAATGGTATAGTAAAGTGTTGTTCCGTTCGACACATTCGAAGTAGTTACAGTAAACGTACCAGCCGACCCTTCATTAATAGAAGCCGGCGCTGTTACACTATATGTAGGTGATGGTGTTTGTGAAGTATCATTAATAGTAATACTCGCCGATGTGCGACTTACAGACTGAGATGTACCACTTCCTACGCTAGGTGTAACGTTGCCAGATACGGTAACTGTAAATGTTTCACTACCTTCAGTAGTTGAATCAGCAACTATCGGTATGGTGAAGGATCCGGCATTACTATTAATAGTAACTGTTCCAGATGTTGAGCCAAAGTCTCCATTTACAGTTGAAACATTATTAACCGCCCAGTTCAATGAAGTACCATTTGGAACGTTAGTGGTACCAACATTGATAGTAGCAGACGATCCTTCATTGACTGAAGCAGGTCCACTAACACTATCAATCGACACAACCGGATCAAGTGATGTGTCGTTAACCGTAATTGTAGTAGATGTAGCGGTTGCTGAAGATGATGGATCATTAACTGTAACTGTAAATGTTTCTCCTCCCTCTGTCGTAGAGTCGGCAGAAGGTGTCACTGTAAAGCTATTAGATCCCAAACCACCCGATGTATTAATTACCACATTACCGCTATTAGATGAGAAATCAGACGAACTTGTCGTAATGTGATTGATTGTCCAATTGAATAGCTTATTACCTTCCGGATAATCTTCAATATATACAGTAAATGTGACTGAAGATCCTTCATTGACATTAGTGGCAGAAGCGTCAACACCACTAATAACAGGTGTCGCCGGGTCAACAGACGTGTCGTTAATTGTAATATTGCTAGTAGATCCACTTAGTGATGTACTTAGAATTGTACCAGAGACATCGACACTGAATGTTTCACTACCTTCTGTTGTTGTATCAGCAGAAATTGGCACATTAAATGTACCGCTGTTTGCATTTAATGTTACAGTACCAGATGTTGAACCGAAGTCTGCATTAGTAGTCGTGCCATTGTTGACTGCCCAGTTCAATGTTTCGCCATCAGGCACGTTAGTAACGGTAACAGTTACAGTTGCATTAGATCCTTCATTAACCGAAGACGGTCCTACAACACTTACTAATGTCGGTGCTGCGTTTGACATTGTAAATGTGTGTGGACTATTAGCAAGCTCATTTGTTAAACCAGAATCGCTAAAGAATTCAATCTTACCTCCAACGAATCCTGTTGGTGCACCTTCATATAAATTATTTACCGAAGTACTTGACGATGCTGCAACCTGTCCATCTGCACTAAATGTAATCGAACCAGTTGGGGTGTCGATACGACCAAACGCAGCATCGTCAGTTCGTAAAATTTGATAGTAAATCGTTGTTGAACCAACACCATCTGAACGAGTAGCATTAAAGTTAAGTGTATTTCCTTCGACGACAGTAGAGTCACCGCCGAATGTATAAGATACTGGAGTAAGTGATGTATCATTAACAGTAATTGTACTTGAAGTATCGGATAGAGAATCACTTTCAATTGTTCCGGAAACAGTAACTGTAAATGTCTGAGCACCCTCAGTTGTATTGTCGGCCACAGGAGATATATTAAATGCGCCAGTAATGTTTCCACCAACGATTGTTGCTGTGACCGTACCAGATGTCGCAGAGAAGTCTGCAGCGGCCGTTGTAATATGGTTGATTACCCAGTTCATGGTGTAATCACCCGACGCTCCTACCGGTGCGGTACCACCTATGCTGACTGCTAAGTTTGATCCTTCATCAACCGATGTTGCAGAAGATACTGCAAATGTAGCCGGTGTAGTTGATGTATCACCAATGTTAAATGTGTCTGTTGCTACAATTGTTCCGGATATACTACCGGTTCGAATCTGAATAGTTCCAGTCTCAGTTCCTTCAGTTGTACTATCTGCATTTGGGATAACGCTAAAGGATGCAGCATTACTGCTAATAGTGAAACTTCCTGAATTTGTAGCAAAGTCCGCAGATGGTAATACAGTCCAGTAAAGCGTTGTTCCATTCACGACATTTGAAGTCGTCACATTCATCGTACCTGCCGATCCTTCATTAATAGTCGTAGGTGCTACAACCGCATAAGTAGGTGTTGGTGTGGTGGATGTGTCATTAATCGTAATGTTAGCGCTGGTGCCAGAAACTGGAGTTGAACTTACTGTACCAGAGACCGTGACTGTAAATGTTTCGTCACCTTCTGTCGTAGAGTCAGCGACAGTTGGTATGTTAAATGTACCAGAGTTACTTGAAATTGTAACCGTTCCAGACGTTGCTCCAAAGTCCGCATTACTAGTTGTTCCATTATTAATAGCCCAGTTTAAGATTGTGCTATCAGGAATATTTGCAGTAGAAACTGTTATGGTTGCATTTGAACCTTCGTTAACACTCGCCGGACCTACGACACTTGTAATCGTAGGAACAGCCGGTGTTGTTGAAGTATCGTTAATTGTAACATAACCAGAAGTTTGAGATGAACTTGTTGGCGAGTAATTTGCTAACACTCTAAAATCTTCAGAACCTTCAGTAGTACTATCAGACGTAATAGGAACACTAATTGTTGCTGCATTACTATTAACAGTAGCACTACCAGATGTTTGATTAAAATCTGCATTCGCTGCAGCAGGATTTGTATTACCGCCAAAAACAATAGACCATCCAATCAATGTGCCATCTGGAATATTTGCCGTGACTACGTTAAATGTCGCAGATGCACCTTCATTAACAGTGCTAGAAGTTTCCGTAACACTTACAATTGCGCCGGGTGCTGGATCTTGGATAGTGACTGTTGAAGATGTAGCTGAGACACCAACTCCGCTAACAGTACCTGACACAGTAACAGTTATATTTTCATCGCCTTCTGTCACACCATCAGCAACAGCTGTCATAGTAAATGTTCCAGTGTCACTATTGATTGTCACAGTACCGGTGTCTGGGTTAGTATCTGCTGTGTTATTCGAAGACCAGTTTAACGAAGTGCCGTCGGGAACATTAGTCGTATTTACAGTCCAAGTAATTGTATTGCCTTCAGTTACTGGGTCAGGAGAACCTGTGACACTATCTATCGAAGCAGCCACAACCGTACCCACAGAGTGAGAACCCATTGCTGCTAAATTTGCTATAATAGATGGTGATGCCATTTGTTTTTCTCTTTAATTATTTGTTGTGTACAACATACCCATTAACTATATATGTATCATTACCTGTCGCACTTTCTGAATCAGGTCCTTCAACATCTATTGAATAAACAGCGCATGATTCAAAAGTTTCAATTATAGAAGTAATCTCTTCTTCGAAATAAGAATTCGTAATGAAATTATATTTGATTAATCTATCACCTACATTAATTTGTGTTGGGTTTAAATCAGGTCTTATTGTTTGTCCTGCTTCTTCATTGAAGCACTTCCACCCATCTGTCGTTAAGAAAGGGTGTCCACCAGTAACAAAAGGCTCTTCGGTATTAAATCCATAAAGCCTATATCTTCCTACTTTCTTTCGAAACTCTAAAATTTTATTTTCTGCATTTTCGTTTCCAATGGCGATTTCATTATACTCAACATCCGAAATTTCATTAGCCGACTGTTGAGCCTGCCAACCATGATAAGCATCTTCCATGGTAGATAATCTAATACTGTCTTGGTTTTTAAGAGCAATTCTTGCACTTCCAATGAAACACGATGATTCTGCATAAGCTCGTGCGTGAAGCCTAATAGTTGCTAATACTGTATCATCATATCCAGAAGCACGACCCCATAATGCTGCTACAACGTAATCATTGTCAGTTTGTGAATTGCCGCTACCGGCACTAGCGCTTGCGTATGCCTCACAGGTAGCGACTCCGCTTGTTTTCCATCCAGTATCAAATTGAGTAGGATTAGAAGTAGGGCCATACACTAAGCGCCATCCAGTCGGTGTAATACCATTAGGGCCAGTATATAAAGTTATTGTCGAGCTTCCGCCAACTGTAGTATATCCACCGCCTGGATTATACCTTCTTGCATAATCGTTACCGCTACCTTCATAACCGATAGCATCGAATGCGCCGCTAATTGATCTAAATGAAAGACCTGCAGTTGCATATGCAGATGCGCCGCTACCGTCACTTACAACATCTGACGCATAAGCAAAGAAACCCTCATCTGGATTTGCCTCGCATAAAAGTGTTCCTGCAGATATAGGATTTGCAGCTGAAGCCGGATCGTCGTGACCAAAATATGTCGCTCTTACGTCAACACCAGATGATGATAATCTACCAACACCTATTACAGTGATAACCCAGTATCTGTGACTGCTCCAGTTAGGACGCCCTGCAACTGGCCAATAGAGTTGTCCGGACTCTCTTTCCGGAAAAACTGGAACATAACCATTTGCAGTTGTATCGACTATGATTGTGCAAACATTGCCAAGTCCAACATTTGCAAATGTATATGGATAGTTATTTGATGTTACTGTAACTTTTACGACTGCATAAGATAAGTCTATGCTGCTCTGTCCACTACCTACGGTTTGAACATCTGGGTACATTCCATCATATTTTGCGTCAAGATCTGTGAAATTAACTAAATTTCCACTATCATTTATAAGATCTGTTCCGCCTACTTTAGTAGCCATTTTATTTCCTCAACCTTACGGATCTTGATCGTCATACGGGGTGGCTGACGCATGTAAATTAACAGGAGATCCTGCATCATTATTTTGAATAGTAATCATCCAGACTCTATGACTATTCCAATTAGGCTCATTTCCGCTAGGCCATATAACACCAGAACCAAACGTTGGCACGTATGAATTTGTGTTAGTATACAACATAATATGAATGACTGTACCTTTATTATTAGCAATATCAGTAAATGAAAACGTAGTGTTTCCAGTCATTGTGTACATATGCAAAGGAGTTTCGAAACTTACACTTAAAGTTCCCGTTACGCTAGATGATGAAGTATATCGGGCTTCCAGCGAGCGATAGTTGCCGGTAGTATAAGCAACATCTATTCCTCGCGAGTCCGATACTATTTCTGTTCCGCCTAATTTGAGCGCCATATACTTACCTTCTAATTACGGGGCCGTGTATTCTTGAGCCGTTGCTATTACTAAAGCAGAGTCTGTGCACAGCATGGATATTCTCCAATAAGCGCTATTAGACCAAGTAGGCTCAGATCCATTAGCCCACAAAATATTACTTGAAAAGCTAGGAGTATTATTACCGGTATTTAAGACAATTAAAGTAGCACGGCCAGTTGCTTTATTACTTTCAACAAAATTAAGATCAACAGACATACTGATCCCTTGCAAGGGTCTAGTAAAATTGATAGTTCCTGTTGAGCCACCAACAGTTATGCCCGGAAAATATAGAGGTGAAATATTTCCATAAATTCCTTCGGCATCGACTAGCGTGGCTGTAGAACCTTGGCCAGTAGTATGTAATACATTGGTGCCGTTTTGTTTGTAAGCCATTCTAACTCCGTTTTCTTTGTTTTATTTATTTAGAAGTTAGCACCGTCGGCATAAGCTTCTACTCTTAGTAAGAATGTAGCTAATTTAGTGTCATTATATCCCGGTGCTCTTCCCCAGAATTCTACTTCATAAGTGCGTCCTTCAAAGTCATCAGCACCAGCACCTGCTGAAGCGCTTGCGCTAAATGTGGCTGAACGGCCATCCTGAGCATTAGGTGTTGAAGTCCATCCTAAGTCTACAGAGCTTGAGCTACCTTGTATGCGATATATAATTTTTACAGCGGATATATCTGGAGTATTACTTCCAACATAAATGACTTGAGGAATAACATTACGATCACTATCTAAATTAAACGCTTGCGCTTGTTGATTAGTATCCCACCAAGTCATGATGTTAGCATTACCTGAACGGTCTGAAAAAGGTGGATCACCAGTCACTGACACCAATGCAGCTTTGTTTGGATTTTGAAGACTAATAGGGGATGTATAAATTCGAGCAGTTAAATACGCGTATGGGAATACAGATTCACCACTTTCTGAGGTAGCTTCATTTCGACAGCTGGCTGCATAATTGTTTGTAGAAGAATCTCTTGCTGCTATAGTTCCTGAAGGAATGCTAGTTGCTCCAACAACATCATTAATTGTAATTGGGGCTGAAGTGCGCGTTACAGGAGTACTATCAACTGTTCCCGAAACAGTAACAGTAAATTGCTCGTCTCCTTCTGTTACTCCATCGAGCTCTGGCGTTACTATAAATGTACTGATGCCATTACCGCCTGTAGTTACCTTTCGAGTGACGAGATATTCACCTACCGATCCTGTTGAAGCACCTCTATAGTATTGACTCGATCCAAGGCGTTCATTTAATAATACCGGATATCCAAAACCAGCTCCATTTCCAGATAAAGTTCCTCCGAAAGTATAGGTGTAAAAATTATCACCACCAGACTCATCATCATCAATCGTAACAGTTGCTCCAGAGACTACTTCATAGACTGTGGAAACTGTCCCTGCGCTGATAACAACAGTTCCGGAAGATACTTCAAAGTCACCAGCATTTTGTGTGATAGCCCAATTGAGTGTTGTATCTCCATCTGGAAAATTTTGAGTTGTTACAGTTATAGTTGCCGGTGAACCTTCATCAACATCTTCTGGCCCAACAACAGACACAATCGTAGGAGATCCTTGAGGAGCATCTCCACCTACCATAGAATTCATGATAGCGCCAATTACTGTATAATTATGTGGAGTACTCATTAGTTACCACCCTCGTGCCATGCCATGTAATATCCGGTGGCTGCTATATTAGATCCATCATTGTTTCGTGAAATTTCAACTTTCCATGTAAAAGTCACACTGCCGACAGAGCCGGGCGCTCTGTAATCGACTAGTCCAAATACACGTGATGATGTTAATGGTTCCCAGTTACCAGCAGCAATACCGGCCCCCGGCATATTGGGACCACCTTGTGTTCCTACAGGCAAATTAGTCCAACTATGTTCAGTAATTCGCATGTACCAAGTTCCAGTAGGTGTTACGTTATTCCACCTTTCGTGATTTAAAAAATCATCAGTTGGACTTACTTCGGAAGAATAATCTGCTACTCGCCCGTCAGAATAAAAACGCCATCCTGTCGTAATCGTCCCATCTGTTTGTCGATAAATGTTATTTGTCTCTGGATTTGAAGATGTTCCTTCAAGAGAAACAGTTTCAACCGGCGCGGGAGGAACAATAGTCGTATAGCC